CAAGACCTGTATAACTTGATGCCATTAAGCGCTCCCTACAAATACTTCAACATCACATGCTGCTGTATCTGTATCCACTGTTATATCTACTAAGTCAGAAAGTCCTGAAGCTAAAGCTGATCCCGCTGCTTTCATGGTATCTACAACTCCACCACTATTATCACCTGGATAAATAAACGAGTGACCTGCATCTACCTTCATTCTAAATTCTGTATTGTCTTCATCTCTAAACGTTAACATAATATGATTTGATGAATCTAAATTTGTAATTCTAATATATCTAACATCACCATCATCAAACATTCCTGCAACATAACCAACTTTATTAGCTGTTACACCAACGCTACTAAGTGCTGATAAAAATCCTATTAATCCACATTCTGTTGTTGATGCGGTTACAACTCTTTTTACAACTTCATTAACACTAGAAATATCTAAAGATCTTTCCGATCCATAATCTATGTTGTTAAGAGTGATTGCTTCTTTGACTGTTACTGTTAATGTTGCCATAATTTAATCCTTTACGGAGCTGGAGGTACATTGAGAGGTACACGAGGTTCTCCATCTGTGTAGTCGTCTCTTCTCCGTCTCCCTATTTGTTCATTACCAAACTTCTGTACTTCAGCTTGATATTTTTGTTCGTATAATTGTAGCATATCCGCTGGACCTTTTAAATAACTAAATGCTTCCACAAGACACGCATATAAAAGTCCATTGCCAAAATTAAAACTTAAATAAGTTGTTGTATTTGCTGAACTCAATCCTATTGGTCTAGCATTATAATGAATTTTGTACATAAAAGCTGAAGAAGGTGTTGGAACAATTGTAACTCTTCCTGAAGAAGTTGCACCAGTTCCTTCGGCTCCTCCTGACATAGCATAATATTTTGGTGTGCCAGTAGTAGTTTCAGCTGCATCATATTCTCTTAAATAACTAATATCTTTCTTTTCTAGCCAGCTATTAGCACCAGTTGCTGCTGTTGTTGAAGTATAAACCTGTATTCCTCTAACAAATAAAGTTCCAGCTGGAGCATAAATATTATCTTTTGAAGCAGTTAAATTTCCTATCATTTCTTTTCTATCTGCATCAATTGGAATATCTCTTTGAATTCTAAGTTCTGTATTATCTATAAACTGGTCTGTAATTGTACTTGAAAGTACACTTGTTCCTACTTCAGTATAGTTCTGAATTGCTGTTGTAAGTGTTGAATAAGTAAATCCTGCCATATTATGCGCTCAATGATGCCGGACCAGCCGAACAATTATTGCCTCCTCCTGATAGTCCTCCAGCTGTAGCAGTACTCGTGTCTACAGTAAAGTGATAATAGTCATTGGTATTTGTAATCGTGCCGCTTGAATCTCGTGTACCAACGGTAATCGAGTAGCCAGCGGCTTTTGCTACATTAGATCCACTGATACCATCAAAAGTCAAAGGATTTTGATAAGCATCGGAATCTGAACTTGTCCATATTGGACCTCTGAATCGTACTGTGTCATCTGTGGATCTTCCATGACTTTTTTCAAAAACGTTTATAATGCCTGATCCTGCTGCAATGGTTTCAAAAGGATTAGGTCCTAATATTCCAACAACTGTTTTTTCAGTTCTTCCCGGTCTTGCATTCCTTAAACCATGTCCTTCTGTACCATAAGCTCTTGGCTGATCTTGAGGATGTCTTGGTTCATATTCAGATTTATGAACAAAAGAACCATTCCATTCTCTAATCATTTCATTATAGGGAAATTCCATTCCACTTCTATCTGAGATCGCTTTAGCGTATTTTCCTCTTGCAAATGCCATTATTTTTTATCCCCTTTTTTAAATGCTTTAATAACATCCTCCATAACAGCTTCATATTTTTTAGGTCCTACTTTTTCCACTTCTAATATAGTTTTATAAGGACTTATTTTTTTAACTGCTGCTTTAATTCCTTTAGTTACTAAATATTTTACTACCATAATTATCCACTCGGGTAATAAGACTCCGGAGTTATATAAGTGCTTGTAGAAGATCCATCTTCTGCCAAAGCCCTTTTTAATTCGTCTTCGTATAATAATTTTAATTCTTGCACTCTTTGAGGTGCGTATTTCTGTGCCAGATAAAAAGACAGTCCTGACGCCATACAAGGTATAAATCGATAAGGAGTGTCTGTTGCATCGGTATACGTAGAATCAGCGTCTTGAATTCTTTTGACAAAGAAAATATGAACATCTTTTGATGCACTAGATGAATCAGGTGTTGGGTAAAGAGTGACCGTTGTTTTATCAACAAGTCTTTGAACAAAATATCTAGAGGGTGTTCCTTTAGATAATTTATTAGCTAATCCAGAATAAGTTGATCGATCGGTTTTTGTAAGCGTAGAATCAGCTTGATCCGTGTCTCCTTTGTCGGTTCTAAGTGTCGCTTCTAAAACATCTGCTATTCCATAAGTAGATGTTCCTGTTGTTCCGCCAGCTGTAGTTGAAGAAGTTCCATCACCAGTAGCTCTATAGAAAGTATATTCAGCCTGACCTTCAATAAGATCAATATTGGTATCGCCTACTTCCCAGTAGTGCAAACCTCTATTGCCCCATTCTTGAAATAATATATTTAAAGAACGTCTTGCTGTTTTTAATTGATATCCCGAAACAGATTGTAAGCCAATTCGCTCGTAGGCTTCTTCAATTATTTCGTCTACAGCAAATGTTTTATCAAAAGTGACTGTACCAGAAGTAGTATTCGCCATGCGTTACCTCCTAATACTGTTTTCGCATTTCTAGAATAACTGTGTAATGATCTAGATTGGTATGTCCACTAGTTGTAAAGTCAAGATCGCCATCAGGTGAGCTAGCATTATTTTTAATGCCACCGAATGATCTAAAGTCCATATGTCCGTGAACATTACCTGCTGCTGCACTTCCACCTATGGTTAATGCTAATGCATTAGTACTTGCAGCGAAATAAATAGCGAGTCTCATTCCACCAATATCATACCAAATTTGATCAATTGTAATATTTGAACAAGCGGTACCATCTGGATGAGCTGTTAAAGCTGAAACATCTACTTTTTTTACTGCTGATTCACCATTACCATCAGAAAGATTTGTAAATTTCATTACAACTCTTTTTTCTGTATCTATTATTGTTTGACTTGTTACTGCGTCTGCCATGTTTTCCTCCTGTTAGAGAGAGGGAGCCGAAGCTCCCACTCTAATTAAAGTTTATTTATTAGCCGTTATTGTAATCAAAAGCTGCGCCAGAGATCTTAATAACTAATTTACCTGCTGTGTAAGCTGCTTCAGTAGCTGCTCCACAAGTTAAGTAAAGATATTTTTTAGTTAATGCTGCAAGTGTTGCTCCACCATCAGCAGAAACATATGTACCTAATGCAAGATCCCCATTATTCAATAAGTTTGTTCCACTCGTTACTGCTGCATTTTCTGCATCAGTCGCAGTAGCTGAACAATCTAGATTAATATCTGGATCCCCACCTGTTGGTACTTCTAAACATGCCATTTCTATTTCGAAAGGAATGCCGTTAACTCCAGTTGTTAGTTCTGCAATGTAAGCATTAGCTGCTCCACCATCAGTACCAATAACATCGGTAGCAGAACCACCACAAGCTAATCCACCATGTAGGTCAATTAGAATAGTAGTATATATTATACCACCAATTTTATTAACAAAAGTGTTAATTGCATCATCAGCAATTCCTGTGCCATGATCATTTGGTGTGATTTTGAAAATAGTAGCTGCTGTACCTAAACTTCCATTGTTAGTACCTGTTGAAGTACCTGCTGCTACAATGTTGTTTCCAGTGCTAGCAACTTTTTCTATTTCCATACCACCTGCTGCTTTTATAACAGCGTAATCTACATAAGCTCCAGTTGCTGCTGTTTTTGTTGTTGCCTTAATGTCACCATCCGAACGGACTGTTCCATTAAATGTTGTTGTTGCCATAATTATAATCCTCCTAGTTAATGAACGTAGTCTCTAGGCCGTCGACTATACGCGTCTACGTTCTAATTAATTGTATAGTGATTTTTTTATAGCTCTTTTTTAAAAAAAGCGCAAGATATTCTGTGGTAAAAAATTGATTTTTGATAGCGCTTAAGTGGCTATCGAAACTTCGGCCTGGGCGTCTTTAATTTGTTCAAGACGAGTTGCTTCTTCAAACTCTTTGGCAATAATTTCTTTAACAATTTCCTGAATTTTTTTATCAATATAAGACATATTAATATTATACTTGCCCTCCTTCAGGTGTTCCTGTTGCCACTCTAACTCCAAGGACCGTTTCGTAGTGTATAGGTCTTCGGTCATTTGTAACCTCCTCATAGGTTATCCATTTACCTTTTTTAGAGGTAAATCCATCTTTCTCCAGTTTTACCTCATTTTTTCCTAGTTTGTCAAGGATTGAATTCTCTATATCTTTGGCTGTATCCTTACAACTGACATTAAAGTCAGCATAATAGCCACAATATCGAATTTGAATTCTGAAGTTTTTCATAAGGAATTTCTAACTTTATAAACGAAATGAGGCGGTTTTGAGGCCGCCTCATTAATTTGTTTTAGTTGCTATTACGCACCTGGTGATCCGAAGACACCACGCCAGTCAGACCAGCCGAAGCTGTATCTTTCTCTAGCTTTGTATCTAACGTTACCAGTTTCAAAATCGCCTTCCATAGCGGTTTTGATTGGTGCTCTAACAAAGTGTTTTAGTCCATTTGGTACATCTGTTTTAATGAACCATGCGTCAGTATCTGTTAAATAGTGATTAACCACATAACCTTGTGGAATCACATTCATAGATACAACAGCACTGATGTCATTATCAGCTGTTCCAGTTCTACCGACAGATTTTAATAATCTTTCAGCAGTAAATTGTAGCGCCGAAGGAACAATCATTTTTCTTCCTTGAGCCGCAATTTTTAAACCTCTTTCATCAGTCAGCGCAGCAATGTCAATCATTGCTTGCTCTAATGAAGTTTCGTTTAAGTCTGCTGCAGTTGATAGTTCATTTTGTTCTGTACCAGACACAATTACGTGTGCAGTAGAAAACAGTTCTAAACCATCTCCGCCAGTGTATGAGCTATTAAATCCTCTGTTAAGGACGTTTGCCGCTTTAACTTGTTTAGCATTAGCCATTGAACGTGCTAGTGCTTTTGTATAACGAGACGCGAGTCTGTCATACAGATTGTCTTCAATCGCTTCTTCAGTGATTGAAAACGCTAAAGCAAGCGTTTCATGCGTATAACGAGCTGTAAACGTTTCTTGCGCAGCGTCATAATTGACTGCTGAACCTTCCGGTTTAACTCCAGCATTCGCGAATCCTGATAACATTACTTCTTCTTCAAAAGCTCTGTCTGAATTTTCAGTATCGAAAACAGCTGCATGCTCGTTAGCGTAGTTTTTGTACTCCAGGCCAAATAGTGCATTTAAACCTGGCTCTAGTTCTTTAACTAGTTGTGCTCTTGATATAGCCATTATTTATACTCCTATAGTCCTGTTATTAGTTTGTATGCATGTTCCCCAGTATTCGCAACTACATAGGCATTAGAATTTGCCGCTGTTAAGTCTTGATTATCTGGATCTTTAGAAACTCCAATTTGAGTCCACGTACCAGTAGCCGTAGTTGTGTAGCTAGAAGTATCAATCTCTGCACTTGATTGTCCATTAATTGTACTTCCGCCTGTACCTACGTGATCATGGTTTGCACTGTTGTTATTCGCAACAGTAGCCGTGTCATCATGTTGGCCTTCAAAGATAATTTGAGGATCTGCATAAACATTAGCAACTATGTCAGAAGCTGTAATGCTTCCTGGATAGTATGCTTTCCACGTTGGTTTACTTGTAGTTGGGTCTGTATAGAAACAACCGTTAAACACTCCATTCATTT